GCAGGTGCATAAAAACTTTCCAAAAATATCAATGGTAAAAAGAAAAAGTCGACCCATTCTTTGTCCGACGCATCGAGAGCACAATATCTTAAATCATCTATCTGCTCAGGTACGGTATCAAGTTCGTACGGTACATCTTCGACTGTTAGTATTTTCATCTATATTCCACCTTTGTAATAGTGTGCCTAAAGTCTTGTTCTCTGTAAAATGCTTTTCTTTTTGTTAAATGCCTTTTACTATACTTTAAGTCACTAGTGATATCAATCACATTAACATAATCTTTGTCCTCCGCTTTACGAATACCTCTCCCAATACTCTGTATAACACGAACAAAACTCTTTCCTGGTTCCAACATAACTAAATTAAATATTCTTGGTATGTTGATACCAACTGCGGCAACACCATATGTGGCTATAATAACTTTATTGTCCATTTCTGATACTTCAGCATATTCGGTTTGCCTATCCTTCACTTTCATTCCGCCACTAACAAAAACCCAGTCTGGATTTTGCTCGACGAATATTTCTCCTGTCTTAATTCTATCAATCAATACAAGTGTATTACCGTTTTTCGATAATTGCTCTATCACAGTTGATATATGTTTTAATCTAGTTTCATCTGTAGTAAGCCATTTCAGTTCTTGTGCATAACTGTTAAACCCTGCTGGAGCATCTTTCATTTGTAAAATACTTATATCAAGGTCAGCCAATACACCCATGTCTTGTAACTCTTTACTGCTTAGGCTACCTATAACAGGTCCTAAAGCAACAGTACAAGCGACTGCTTCATGGGAGTCTTTTGGTATTGTTCCAGTTAGTCCCCAACGTATAGGAACACTTTTAAACATACCACTTAGTTGGTCTTTAAGTACATCTGCTTTTGCTTTGTGTACTTCATCAACCATAATACATACTACATTATCAATGAATGCTTCTAATTCAACTTCTGCGTTTCCTGCTTTAGTCTTCTTTTCTAATACTGCTAAACTTTGCCATGTACAAATAGTATGAGTTTTATCATATTGTTTTCTATCGCCAAACAACACACCAACATCAAGTCCTAAATTTTTATAATCTTTTTCTGTTTGTACAACTAAATCTTTGTTAGGTACAATAACAATAGTTCTACCATACTTTTCACACTTTTGACTTAATACCGCAGTAATTAATGTTTTGCCTGCGCCAGTGGCAACTTGTTGTAAGCATTGTGGGTTATCTAAAAACTTATTAATAACTTCTACTTGATAATCTCTGAGTATAATAGGTAGTCCTGCTGATGGATGTTTTGGAGGCCAACTAACATCATCATAACTTGTTGCTTCAACATGTTCGAATTCAAATTTCCAACTTTGTCTATGGTCAACAACATCAACATTATATCCTTCTTTTGTAACAATGGGTAAAAGGCGATCTAACAAATTTATAAATGTCCTTCCACCTATATCACAAAACCTTATACAGCCATCCCATCTGCCTAATTTATAAGCAGGCATGTGATATGCATAAGGTAAGAAATACTTTGTTTCTTCAGAAATCTTACGTCGAGTTTTAACGTCAAGTCCTACGAACCTAACGTTTACTTCATCTTTAATCTCCAGGGTCACATTTGCCATAAGTTAATTGTACACTATTTATATGTTATTGTCAATAAGAAAATTCTTCCGCCTGCACCATATCCTGGTAACACTTCGTACACATTATCAAATACGTCTTGTACTTTAAATGCCATTTCAAAACTACCAAAAGATTTAGAGATATGAAAGTCTAATGATTGTATATCATCTAATTCAGTATCATATAAACTTGGCTGTCTATCAACCATTGTTTGATATGTTATTGTGTACCTTACACCATTAACACTAAAGAATGGTTCTATAACTGCTTTCCATTGAGGTACTCTTGGTTGGTCTGTGTTTGTATAGCCTACGTTTATTGTTAATCCACCATAAGGAATTGCATACGTTTCAACAAACCTAATACCTTTGGTGCTATAACTACCTGTGTTCATATACATGCTATTTTCAAAGTCGTAGTCAATACCTTCACTAAAGTTATAGTTGAATATACTTAAACCATTGTATCCAAGTTCACCACCAACTGCTTTTTCAGGATTAAGGTTTAAGTTTGCTTGTACCCACGAATCTCCATTTAACTCAAAAAGACTTGGGTTCCTAAAACTGTTACCTACATTAAAAAACCAGCCATTGTTTTCTAGACCAAGCCTAGTTACAATAGCATCGCTTGTTACCCTGAAACCAAATGATATTTCTTCTGTGCTTACATAGGTATAAATGCTAGAGTTATTTTCTTTTTCATTATTATATTCTTCTCTATCTAATGTAGTACCGTATGTAAAACTTATGTCATTAACCTTAACAGTATCTTTACCATCTATGTAAATTCGACTTGCTTGATTAACTGCTCCTTCGACACCATTTGTAAAGTATGTAGAATCGTTAAACGTATAACCAAAAGTAAAGTTATCATTCCTAGCACTAACTGTACCTCTTTCACCTTGTTGTAAACAGTTATTGCTTTGGGTAAAGTCGGCAGTATAACAATCGTCGTAATCGTAATCATATTCTGTGTACGATGCAACTACATCAAACAAACCTGCATCAAACATAGTTTTAGCAGTTAGGTTTTTATAAAAGTCTTCTTCGTTGTTATCTGTTTTAACACTACCGTTACTTACATCAAATGTTGTGATACTAAATCCTATAGTCTCTTTACCTGTTTGCCAATTTAAAAACTCATGGCCTTCTCCACCTCTTACTGTAATGCCAGACTCAAAACTATCAGTAACAAATACTGCTCCACCAAGCGAACCTGACCCATAAACTACACCATTTGGTCCAGTTACTATTTTAACAGACTCTGAGCCTGTTGATAAATCATGTGCAAAATCATACCAGCCTGATCCTGAATCATTTGCTGGAATACCATTTACATAAACAGTTGAGTGAATTGTTTGGGTTCCTCTTTCATTATAGCCAGCAAATCCACCATAACCGCCAGCCATATCTGGCATAGCAGGCATAATTAGTTCGATTAAAGAAACTTCTTGTGTTGCATCTGATAATTCTTCAACAACATTCGCTCCCACTACAATTACTTCTTCTATCTCTTCTGCAATTCCTTTTATTGGCACAACCAGCATTATTAAAAATACTAATGCTCCTACAATCTTTAATTTTCTCATTCTTCCTCAGGTTAAAATTATAATAAAAGGAACACTAGCATTATCGCTAGTGTTCCAGTCGACTAAAAGTTTTAGTGTGGGAGAACTAAAAATCTATTAGTCTTTTCATACAGGTGGTCTCTGCAAGTTCTCTCCAAGTGTCTGGCGACAGTTGTTTTAAATCTGCAACTTTAAGGACCATCCTTAATGAAATTTCTCTTAGCCTTGCTGACTTCTCAATCATAAAGTCTATAACTTCGATGTTCCCATCGTCTCCGAACTTATATTCTTCAAGCATACCGTCTCTGACGATTTGATTGATTCTTAAGAACCTATCAGCAATACTACCCATCTCTAAATCAATGTAGTGACATCTTGACATAAGAGCAGACAAGTGGTCCCTAATCTTTTTACTACGAACATTTTCAAAGTCCACATTAGTAATAAAGATACAACCACCTTTGAACTCAAACCTATCTGGGATACCTTCCCTTCTTAATGCTTGAGATTCTGACTTCCAACTAATTGTTCTCTTTTTACCAGAGTCCAAAACAGCCTTTAACATGTTTAGACATACTTCGTCAAACAATACTGAGTCACAGTCATCAAACACAAGAATGTCTCCTACATTTGAATTGTTATAAAGTGTTTGAAACAAACCAATCGGTGTCATAGAACCTTTGACAATTTCTGTTCTAGGTGGCTGGTTAGCCAACTTAGTCATCATGTCGTATTCTTCTAATACTTTTTCAACACCAAAACTTTTACCAACTCCTGGAGGACCACTAACAATAAGTCCGCGGACTACACCATTAGCAACTGCATCAGTCATTTGCTAAAATGTCAAAACGTCTTGCAATACGATCAAGTGCTTCTTCTGTAGTTTCTTCTATTTCCTCAACTACTTCTTCAACTACTTGATCTTCAGCAGGAACATAAGAAACATCTTTTTCAGATTCAATCAAAACACGGATTGCTTTCTTAGATGGATCAAGTACCTTACTTGCATCAACGGTAATGAACATACCTTTTTTGCCATATTGTATTGGCTTCACCAAAGGAAACACCGTGTCCGTAATCGGAGCATTTCGGTAAGTTCCTTGGAATATCTTTACTTGGTTTGTCATATTTGCCTCCCACAGCAATTATTTAATTTACTCGTATAGTATAACATCAATCTGTTCTTTGTCAACCATTTGGTTGAATTAATTTAAACTTCTTTTTATTAAACTATGCCACTATTATAGCAAGATTTCAGTATTTGTCAACCTTTTTCTAAGACACAAAACGCAATAGTATGAGAATTTGTGTCGGAAATTGTGCAATGTGAGGCAGTTATGCCCTCAGAATCCATGAAATCTTTCAGTTTTCCGAGTGGATTTAGACACGGTTTTCCTCGATCATCTCTCAGAATTTCCATGTTTGACATAATTACATCTCCTCTAATACCAGTACCAAATGCCTTAGAAACCGCTTCTTTGCAGGTAAATTGCTTGGTTAGGTACTTAATTGCTTGGAATTTGTTTAATTCGTGATATATGCCAAGTTCTGTTATGCTTAGGATCTTAGTTGCTAACTTAGTGCTACTTTCGTAATCATCTAGTCTGCTATTATCTAAAATATCAGTCCCAATACCATAAATCATGATTTACCCGATTACTATATCTTCCATTCCTGCTGTTCGCAGTCTTGTGATATGGCCTATTTGCCATTGCTTAGTATCAAGTCCTTTCATAATACCTAAGTATTGATTACGCAAAAGGCTGAATTGGTTAGTAAGGTGTGTAAGGTCGATTACATCTTGCTCACTATCTACAAACTTTTCAGCATCTCTACTTGAAAGTTGTCTATTATATGACTCTAGATACTTTCTAAAAGTAATAGATCTTACTTTCCGTAATTCAATATTTAAGTGTTCGAGTATTGCTTCTATCTCTTGTAATTGATTAAAGCGATACTCGGTAATGCCGGGTAAGGCAGAACTAGATTTTTCTAGACTGCCTTTAATCCTGCATTCGTACCTGGCGTCATTAAGTTCTTTTTCAAAGTAAGTAATAGTATCTACAATATTACTTAAATCTCCTACAACTTTATTGTACCACGTACTCATTTACCACTCCGGATATTCGTCGTCATCGTCATCGTCATCGTCCCACTCATTGTATAAAGATACAATAGCGGCTTTCATAACTTTGTCGAATTCGTGAGCATTAATTTCTAAATCTGACATATCAATATGCTCTTCGAAAATTCGGAGTAATCTTTCTGCTTCGTGTAGTCTCTCTTTAACCGCAATATGCGATCTAACAGAGTCCCACACTTCGTGCAGTAATGCTACCTCAGGACTCATCTATATATTCCTCTTCAGTTGGTTCAAACTCATCAGGGTCAATATCCACTTCTTGAACTTTTGGATTTTGTCCCCATTCGTCTATAATTACCTGAAGTCTCTCTCCAGTCCATTGTTTCCTGAACTCTTTTATCTCTTCACCTGTTACAGGCGAGATGTAAGAGAGTTTGTTTCCGACTTTTTCTACTATACCTTTGGATTCAAGCATTTCTATCATACCACTGTATGGGTCCATGCCAGTATCCCATGGAATCTTGACTTGTACACCTTCAAAAGGTTTACTGTATCTAGATTTCATAACTTTGCAAGCCGCCCTAATACCTTGAACTGTTGATACTTTGTTACCGTCTGCGTCTTCTTTTAATTTAAGTTTCTTCATCGCGACAACAATACTACTTGCGTATATAAAGCCTTGTCCTCCACTAATCTTATCATCTGGATCAAACATATCCTGTGATGCATAAGTGTGATTAGTACAGACTAAGGCTATCGGAAAAGGTGCAATTTGATTAACTGTATTCCTAACTAAGGCTGTTAGTGCCTTAGGCTTTCTACCCATATCTCCTTTCATATCTCCTTTTTCGAATTGTGCTACATCAGTTGGTGTTAATAACATACCCAGACTATCAACAACAAAGATTAACTTTGGCATCTCATCATATTCAAGATCTCCATAGTTTGCTTTGTAGTCTTTCAAAAACTCTGATATTGCTTTAGCAACATCGTCTATCATTGAAACACTAATTTTTAATAGTTTATCTGGTGATGTATCAACATCTAGTGCTTGTAGCCATTCTTCATCAAGTGCGTTTTCTGAATCAAACAACACTACTTGACAACCCTGGTCCTGGGCATTTTTTACAATGTTTCCAGCACAAACAAATGATTTGCCGGAACCGGATTCACCTGCAAAAACACTAACTTTGCCTAGTGGAATACCTCCATTGAAGTCTCCACTTATTAAATAATCTAGTGTGTAGTTGCCTGTGCTAACCCAGTCTCTAGGATCGTGAAAGCCTGCACTGATACCAGTGATGCTTTTAGTGATACCCGTTCTGAACTTTGTTAAGTCAAATGGTTTTTGCATGATGATCTCCTTAAGATGTTGATCTGTTACGAATCAAATTCAGA